TAAGTACAGTTAATAGAGTTGATTACGCTAACGACACCCCAACTACTTCTGTACGTGGTCCGTTATCTTCTGCTAGATATAAATTGGCAGCATCAACTGATTCAACTACATATGGTTGGTATATGGCAGGATATACTAATATTGCACCAACCGACGTACTCTCAAGAGTTGACAGAATAACATTTGCTACAGATACTGCAACGGCAAGTATTCGCGGCCCATTAACTATTGCTACGTATGCTATATCAGCCGCCGGCGATTCTAATTATGGATGGGTAGCAGGGACATCTGGATCTACTATTGTAAATCGTATTACATATGCAACAGATACTGCAACCGCTTCTAGTAGAGGTCCACTAGCATCAGCCGCATATTCAATGGCAACTTGTTCAGGCGCACAATAAACCAATGATTTCCGGCGCTACCCAATCTGGGTTTCACTTTCTACAAGAACATATCAACTTCCCAACGGATACTTCAGTAGAATTTGACCCACATAAACTAATCAATAGTAACAAACAAGTAAAGATACTGTGGGCACACTACGCCCACGATCAACCAATTTTCTTAAACGTAAACTGGGACAAAATAACACATATAGTATGTGTAAGTGATTGGCAAAAACAACAATTCATTAAATATCTTAAGATACCAAAACATAAAATAAGTGTAATACGTAACGGTGGTGCAGACTATTTTACATATAAACAAAAAACAAACAAAACTCTTATATACGCTAGTACACCATTCCGTGGACTAAAATATCTACCCTATATCTTTAAACAAGTACTAAAATGTCATCCAGATGCTATTCTTAAAGTATTCTCGGGTATGAAATTATACGGAGATAGTGATACACAAGAGTTCAAACAAATATACAATGAACTAAAAAACACACCAAATACTATCTATAGTGAACCAATAAGTCATCAAGAATTAGCTAATGAATTCAGAGAAGCATCATTACTAGTCTATCCAAATATTTGGGAAGAAACAAGCTGTGTTACATTAATAGAAGCAATGCGTTCAGGATGTTACCCAATATTAAGTGATATAGGTGCATTACCCGAAACAAGTAATGGTTATGGAACTATTGTACCATTAGATGCAACATATCATCCAAGTGGATGGATACCAAGTGTACAGTTTTTAGATGATTTTGCAGATAATATTTGCCAAGCATTAACAGAAACTAAATATACTCATACTAAAGAGCAGGCTGATTGGGCTTGTGAATACTATAACTGGAACACCATTGCTATTGAATGGCATACTCTACTAAACAAACTATCAACAAAAGGATCAACAATGAAAAAGAAAATGGAAATCTCTAACCTAACATCACATACAGGTGATAAGATTGTACATGATGAAAAAGTACTATCACAAGTATTTGACGAAATCTTCCGCTGGGAAGAAGCAGATAAAGAACATGCTCAAGGACGTAGTAACTTTCAAATTGAGAAGTTCATCACACTAGATAACTATACAATTCCAAGTGCGTTCAATGCTATGTTGAAAAATCGTAGAATTATGGCAGAAGGACTATTCAGTAAGATTACCGAGATGAAAGAACATCAACGTGAGTTTGATTATAAGTGGAATAAGAAAAACAAAGATGAACCAATTCAATGGCCAACTAAAGATGGTGGCACTAAGTTGTGCTGGTATGATTTGGATTATTTAAATCTACAAAACTTCTTAAAGAGTAGTGAGTTAGAGATACGTGATCGGGTACAACAGATTGCTACGTTTGATAAGATACTAGATAGATTAGTAGAACAGAATGGTGGTCCAATCACACGTGAACAGTTTGAGAATGAGGATCATGTATATTGGGAGCGTAGATTAGCTAACCAAGCTATGGATGAGATGATTAGTCGTAACACTGGTATTGGTGTTGGTAACATTCACAGTATGCGTAGAGCCAGTGCACCTACATTGATTTCTGGTGATGTAAATCGTGTTAAGAATGATTTCCCTGATTTAGGCAAAGCATTGAGTGGTGGTGAACATAGTGTAGAGTTCTTATTAGAGTTACAGAAGAAAGTTGTTGCTGGTATTGAAGAAGTAACCAGCAGTGATATACTAGCATTAGCTAATGAAAAGATTACTGAACGTATTGGTGTTACTGAAAGATTAGATAGAATGCATGAGAAGCCAGCACATGTTAAACAAGAAGTATCACCAAAGAGTTTGTTTAATGACAAATGGAATAGTAAATGAAAAACAATTTGTTAACTAACATATTAATTGCACCTAACGTAATATCAAAAGAGGGTGTAGCTTTTATTATGGAGCATGCCAAGAGACAGAAAAAAGTTGATTTATCTGTATTTGATCCAGAACAAAGTAACCAAACAAAAAATACTAAGTTTAGTGTAGACAAGAAGGTTAGAGATACACAGATGCTTGACCTAGAAGATATTGCTGGTGAGATTATTGATTTGTTCCGTAATGTTGTAACCAATGTTATCAATCCATTTTATGAATTTGAGGTTAAAGATTCCGAGTTGCCACAATTATTACATTATGGTGTAGATGGGCATTATATGCCACATTGTGATGGTGAATCATTATGGAAGCCACCTGGCAATGAGCCATTGATTTGGCGTAAGAGTACTGATAGAGATTTAAGTACCGTATTGTTTTTGAATGATGAATTTGAAGGTGGTGATTTTGTATTCCCTGAGTTAAGAGTAAGAGTTCGTCCAGAGCCAGGAATGTTAGTTTGTTTCCCGTCTACGCATGAGTATTTGCATGGTGTTGAGCCAGTTACTAAAGGAACTAGATATAGTATAGTAAATTGGATGACAGTTAAGGGATTTCCAAGTATGGAAGACGAAACTAATATGATTAATCATAAATACAATATAGGTATTGATAAGCCTATATCTAATAAAAAGGAAAAAACATGGCTAAGTACATAAAGCATTATTACGTTGATGGTGATAATTTAGTAGAGTTCTTTGTTGATAAGAACATGGGACCAAATGGTAAGACACATCCAAGAATTGACGGACTAGACGTTAAGTTTTGGTTTGTAGATAGTAATGGTATTGACTATTGCATGAGTGTAGTACCAGATGAGACTGAGATTGTAGCACAAAATGGCTTGGGCGAAGGCGCATACAATGTATGGGCTAGTGAAATACAAGCACAATATGAAGCACAGAGAGCAAGTGTAGCTAATAATAGTGATATGTTAACACGATTGGGCAAGACCGAAGCTGAAGTATCAGCTATGGCTTTTGACAATAGTAGTGTTGAGTCAATGTTAGCTAGTTTTGCACAGTTAGCACCATCCCCAGAAAATCTAGGTAGTTGATACTTAAGCCATATTAGAAGTTATAAATAGTGTGATAAATACACTATGATAAAGGTAAATATATGGCAATTGAGATAGGACCAGGTTGGACAATAGGTGGCGGGATATCTATACTTGAACCACCTTCTGGACCTACTGCGGGCTGGTATGCGGGTGGGTTTCTTAATACAGGAAGAGTTTCTACTGTTAACCGTGTTACATTTGCAACAGATACTGCAACTGCAAGTGTTAGGGGTCCATTAAGTATAACTAAACAATATGAAGCCGCTACCGGTACGCTCACTGATGGTTGGGTTGCCGCCGGTGCAAACCCTAGTGCAATATCTTCTGTAGATAGAATAACATTTGCAACAGATACAGCAACTGCATCAGCTAGAGGACCACTAAGTTCTGCAAGATATTCATTGACAGCAACAAGTGATAATACTACATATGGATGGTTTATTGGTGGATTTAGTGGTTCAGCTACACTATCGTTAATTGACCGTATTACCTTTTCTACAGATACTGCAACAGCAAGTGTGCGTGGTCCAATGAGTGCTGTTGGATATAATGGTGCCGCATCTACTGACGGTACTACTTATGGGTGGTTTAATCTAGGACGAAGTGGTCCGGGATTATTGTCAAGTGTTAATAGAATAACATATGCAACAGATACTGCAACAGCTAGTGTTCGTGGTCCACTTACTGGAAATAGATATAGAAATGGTGCAACAGGAAATACAACTGACGGCTGGTACGTCGGCGGCCGCAGTGGCTCTGTCTTGTCTAGTGTAGAACGCATTACATATGCAACCGACACCGCGACAGCGAGTGTACGTGGACCTTTGCTTGTTGGAGTACAACAGCTAGCCGCATCAACCGATAGCACAACATACGGCTGGATAGGCGGCGGATCACCTGCTACTTCTACTATACAACGCATCACATACGCAACTGATACTGCTACTGCATCTAATCGTGGTAATTTTGTAGGTGGCGGACAAAATTGGGCAGCAACCTCAGGCGTACAATAAAAGGAATAATATATGTCAGTAACATTTAGTGGTGGAATAACATTTACAGGTGGAGGGTTTAGTTTTACTGCCGCTCCTGCATCGGATAAAAAAGCTATCTTTGGATATGGCGATGCTGCTTCCGGATATGTATCAATAACCAATCTAGTATCAATCACCGGTGTTGTTGCTAATGACACAACTGGGGTAGGCACAAATAGAGCGGAGCTTGCGGCCGCCGCGTATGGTACAGATAAAGCTATCTTTGGATATGGACTTAACTCATCTACTGCAGTAGTATCAATGACCAATCTAGTATCAAATACAGGTGTTGTTGCTGGTGATACAACTGGGGTAGGCACAATTAGACGATCACTAGCGGCCGCCGGTTATGGAACAGATAAAGCTATATTTGGTTATGGCAGAAATACATCCGCAGTTTCAGTATCAATGACCAACCTAGTAAGTAATACAGGTGTTGTTGCTAGCGATACAACTGGTGTTGGTGCCGCTAGATTTGCACTTGCGGCAACAGGTTATGGTACTGATAAAGCAATATTTGGGTATGGTTTTAATTCGGGCATTCCTCTAGTGTACTCATTAACCAACCTAGTAAGTAACACAGGTGTAGTAGCAACAGATACTACAGGAGTAGGCACCGCAAGATATTTTCTTGCCGCTGCTGGCTATGGCAGTTCTGGACAGGCCATATTTGGATATGGATATGGTACTTCCAGCGTGTCATTAACCAACCTAGTATCAAACACAGGTGTAGTAGCAACAGATACTACAGGTGTTGGTACTGCTAGATTTGTAATTGCGGCTGCAGGTTATAGTAGTGATAAAGCAATATTTGGATATGGTCAAGCGTCAGGGCGGACATCAATAACCAACCTAGTAAGTAACACAGGTGTAGTAGCAACAGATACTACAGGAGTAGGCACCGCAAGGGATAGTTTAGCAGCCGCAAGTTACGGTTAATAACATAAAGGTTTAAAAAGAATGAGTATAACAATAACTGGCGGATTTACAATGGCAGGCGGTGGCTTCACTCTTGTAGCACCACCCACAGATGCAACAAATGGGTGGTATGCAGGTGGAAACACAGACGCAGGTCAAGTGTCATCTATTGATCGTATTACTTATGCAAATGATACAGTAACTGCAACACCACGTGGATTATTAGACATCGTTAGACAAGACCATACATCTAGTTGCAACGACACCTATGGATATATGGGCCTAGGCTATACAACATCAGTTACATCATCTGTAAGTCGTATTACTTTTAGTAACGATACTGCAACTACTAGTGCTAGAGGACCATTATCATCAGTTAGATATGTAGCAACTGGTACTGGTAACACAGACTATGGTTGGTATAGTGGTGGACTTAATCCCAGTCCTTCCCCAACTGTATATTCAACGGTTGATAGAATAACATATGCAAGTGATACTGCCACTGCAAGTGCTAGAGGCCCATTAAGCATAGCACGTTACTTTTTAGCATCAACTAGTAACGCAGATTATGCTTGGGTTGCAGGAGGAAGGGCAGTTCCTGCATATTCTACTATAGATCGTATTATATTTGCAACAGATACTGCTACTGCAACTGCTAGAGGTCCATTAAGTGCATCTACTTATAGATTTGTAGGTGTAGGTAATAGTAATTACGGTTGGTTTGGTGGCGGTGCATCTCAAGGATCATCTAATGTAGTGCGTATTGATTATACAAATGATACCGCAACTGCATCTACTAGAGGACCAATGAGTTATTCAGCAAGAAATTTTGCGGCATCAGGTAATGATGATTATGGTTGGTATTCAGGTGGTAGATACAATCTACCAGGTAAACAATCTATAGTAAGTAGAATAACATATGCTAATGATACGGCAACCGGTAGTACTAGAGGTCCATTAAGTGCAGGTGTATATATACATGCAGGTGTCGCAGGAATAGCATAAGATAAAGGATAAAGAATGTCAATAACAATAACAACTGGTGGAATAACAATGACTGGTGGAGGTGTATCATTCACCGCTCCACCACCCGCAATACTTGAAGCAACAGCAGGATGGTTTGGTGGAGGATACTTTGTGTCTCCGGCCGTCATTTACTCTACTGTTGACCGTATTATATTTGCAACTGATACAGCAACAGCAACTGTTAGAGGACCATTAAGTTTAGCTAGATATTCTTTAGCAGGAACCGGTACTACAAACTATGGATATTTTGGCGGTAGTGCAGTACCGTCAACATCAACAGTAGACCGCATCACATATACGGCCGATACTACAGCCGCAAGTGTTCGTGGCCCATTAAGTGTGACAAGAGGTTGGCTCGGTGCAACAACAGATTGGTTAACATATGGTTGGTTTGGCGGCGGTAGCCCTACTACTTCGGTTGTAGACCGTATTACATATGCAAGCGATACAAGTACAGCTAGTGTTCGTGGTCCATTAAGTTCAGCTAGAGATAGTTTAACTGCGACCGGCTCAAGTAGTTATGGATGGTATATAGGAGGATCCGGCCCGTTATCTACAATAGATCGTATTGATTATGCAAGCGACACCAGTACCACTAGTATTCGTGGTCCATTATTAGTTGCATCATATAGATTTGCAGGAGCAGTTACTGATAGTACTACTTATGGTTATGCTACTGGTGGCATTCCAATAACATCAATAGTTCAACGTATAACATATGCTAATGATACTACTAGTACTACTACTAGAGGTCCATTGGCTTCTGCTAGATATAACAATGGTGGGTCATCTTCTGATAACACATATGGATGGATTGCTGGCGGCATGCCCGGACCATTTGCATCTATTACTCGTATAACATTTGCAACAGATACTGCAACTTCATCTAATCGTGGTAATTTAAGCACAGCCAGATTTGCACTAGCAGGCACCTCAGGTATACAATAAAATATACGGGTAAGCTATCTCTACTATAAATATTTTTATATCAGGAGATAAAACATGACACAACGTATTCTTATTATGGGCTTGCCCGGCGCCGGTAAAACTTATTTGGCACAACATCTACTAGGACATCTACAAACAGCTAACAAACGGGTAGCTTGGCTTAACGCCGACGATGTACGTAAAAAATATAACGACTGGGACTTCTCAAAAGAAGGTCGCATTCGTCAAAGTCTACGTATGCGTGAACTAGCAGATAACATGACTGACGTAGACTACGTTATCTGCGATTTTGTCGCACCATTAGTTGAAATGCGTAATAACTTCAAAGCCGATTGGACAGTATGGGTTGATACTATCAGTGAAGGTAGATACGAAGATACTAATAAAGCATTCGTCCCACCAGAGGTATATGACTTCCGTATCACAGAACAAAACTCAGAGAAGTGGAGTGAGTTCATCTTTGCACATATATACGATAATAGACGTAGACCCACATTTGATTGGAAGAAAGAAACGGTACAGCAACTTGGCAGGTGGCAACCATGGCACGAAGGTCATCGTGCATTATTTGAAAGACTTATTCAAAAAACAGGACAAGTAGTTATTCAAATACGTGACTGTCAGGGCTGGCAAGGTAGTAACCCATTTGAGATAGAAAAGGTCAAATCATTCATTAAACGTGATTTGGATATGCTATATCAAGGTCAATATGAAATTCAAGTCGTACCAAATATTGTACATATTGGATATGGCAGAGGCGTCGGTTATACTATTGAACAAGAAACTTTTGACGAAAAAACTCATGCTATAAGTGCTACAAACATTCGTAAAAAACTAGGATTATAACCAAACTTTGTAAATTAGATAAGTAGTTATCTAATGAATACATTCCAATCGTCTTACGACAATAGATTACAATCTTGGTATAATTTACGCAATAAAATCAAGGATCTTGATTTATCTCAACAATGTGTGGAAATTGACAAATGGTGGCAATATGCCCCATTAGTCAACCACTATCTACACCCAATTGATTTACCCACTTGGCCCGGTCCTTGGGAGCTTTTGGTAGAAAACACCTACTGTACGCTTGCAAGAGGCTTAGGAATGTGCTATACTCTACTATTAATGAATATTACTGATATAGAGTTTGTGTTAGCTACTGATAGTCAAGGAAATGATACATCATTAGTCTTGGTAGACAACGCAAAATATCTGCTTAATTACTGGCCAAACACCGTGATAAGTAATAATCTACAAGATTTTAAAATAGTACAACAATTAGATATAACAATAATTAATAAGAAAATAGGGTAAAACATGAAGATATACGTCACCAAAAGAGATGGGACAAAAGAGCCATTAATGTTAGAAAAATGGCAAGCACAAGTGGCAAAAATATGTGTGGGGATAGCTGATGTTAGCCCTTCAATGGTAGAGATAAAATCACAACTACACTTCTATGATGGAATTTCAACACAAGAAATTGATGGAATTACATTACGTGCAGTAGTAGATTTGATTGACGTAGAAAATAATCCAGATGTAGGACATACAAACTATCAATATGTAGCAGGTAAACAACGATTATCTATGCTTAGGAAGGATGTATATGGTAACTACGAGCCTCCCCGTCTGTATGATATCGTAGTAACTAATGTTGCAACAGGATTATATACGCCAGAACTACTAGAATGGTATAGTGAAGAAGATTGGAATAAGATGGATGACATGTTGGATCATTCTAAGGACGAACAATATAGTTATGCCGCCATTGAACAATTGATTGAAAAATACTTAGTAAAGAATCGTTCTACTAAACAAACATATGAAACACCTCAAATCAGATACATGGTAGCTGCCGCAACAGTATTTCATAGTGAAGAACCAAACAACGCTAGAATGCGTTATATAAAGGAATACTACAATGCCGCATCTGATGGATTATTTACTCTTGCTACCCCTGTCCTTGCTGGTCTCGGTACCCCTACTAAACAATTCAGTTCGTGCGTACTTATTCGCAGTGATGATGACTTGGATAGTATTTTCGCTTCTGGTGAAATGATGGCAAAATATGCTAGCAAACGAGCTGGCATTGGCTTAGAGATAGGACGATTACGACCATTAGGTAGTCCTATTCGTGGTGGCGAGATTATGCATACCGGCATGATACCGTTCTTAAAGAAATGGTTCGGTGACTTAAGAAGTTGCAGTCAAGGAGGTATTCGTAATGCAAGTGCTACAGTATTTTATCCCATTTGGCATCATCAGTTTGATGACCTTATCGTACTTAAAAACAATCAAGGAACCGACGAAACTAGAGTCAGGTTCATGGACTATGGGGTTGTTCTTAGTGCATTCTTCTGGAGAAGATTTAAAAACAAAGAACAAATAACATTCTTTGATCCTAATGAAGTACCTGACTTATATGAAGCCTTCTATAAGAATACAGAACTATTTGAAGAACTATACGTTAAATATGAAAAACGTAAAGACTTAAGAAAGAAAACAATGAGTGCTGAAGAAGTATTCAAGAGTGGCATTCTTAAAGAACGAACAGATACAGGACGTATCTACTTAGTGTTCGTTGACAATGTTATGAATCAAGGACCATTTGATCCTGAATATCATACAATTTACCAGAGTAACTTATGCTGTGAAATTCTTTTACCTACTAAATCCTTTAAACGTTTGGATGACAGCGATGGTCGTATCGCTCTTTGCACACTGGGTAGTATCAATTGGGGTGCGTTCCGTAACCCAGAAGATATGCGCCGTGCTTGTCGCATATTGCATCGTAGCCTCAATAACATTCTTGACTATCAAGACTTTCTATCCATTCAATCTAAATTATCAAACGATGAAATCAGACCTCTTGGAATTGGAATCACTAATCTTGCCTACTGGCACGCCAAGCGAAATCTTAAGTACGGAGAAAAAGACTCCTTGGCTGAAGTCAAGACGTGGATGGAACACTTATCCTTCTACTTAACTGAAGCAACTGTAGAACTAGCACAAGAACGTGGTCGTTGTGAACATAGTGATAAAACACGTTATGGACAAGGTATCTTTCCTTGGGAGTTACGTGCCAAAGGTGTTAACGAATTAACTAACTTTGAACCTGAGTTGAACTGGGAAGGATTACGTGCTATGATGCGTAATCATGGTGTCCGTAATGCTACACAAATGGCTGTAGCTCCGGTAGAATCTAGTTCAGTAGTTATTAACAGTACCAATGGTATTGAAATGCCAATGAGTTTGATATCAGTAAAAGAAAGTAAAGCAGGAAGTTTTGTACAAGTTGTTCCCGAGTATCACAAGTTGAAAAACAAATATCAATTGATGTGGGAACAAAAAGATTGTGATGGTTACTTAAAAACAGCGGCAGTGATTGCAGCCTATGTGGATCAGAGTATCTCAACTAACACATTCTATAATCCCGCACACTTCCCTGAACGTAAAGTTCCAACAACATTGATTGCTAAGAACTTGATGCAAGCACATATGTGGGGATTAAAGACATTCTACTATAGCTTGATTAACAAAGCAGGTAGTAAGAGCCAAGATGAAACTGTATTAGATTTGCCAAGTGGCTTTAATGATATGGATGAAGAAGATTGCGAAGCTTGCAAGTTGTAAACTATGAGTTTTTTAGTAGCTAATCTACCTCCAGTCAAATGTTTTGTTCGCCGTGAATTTCTTTATGATTTTCAAACAGGTCACGGTGAGTTTGAACCATGCTGGTGGGTTAGCGTAAAGAGTTTGCGAGGTCAAGCATTTCGTATTGAGGCATATCTAAATCATTACGGTGCGCTGTATGACAAATTGCCATTACATGCGTTTTGTTGGAAGCCAATTGAAGGAGAAGCATTACCACTAGATTATTTACAATTGTGGGATTGCTTATCATATGACATTACAGTTATCAAAAAAGCACAATTACAATCAATGAAGTGTAAGTTTAAATTAAAAGATGGTGAATGGATGACAGGTGAATACATGTTTACTATTGATTCCGCTCATCCAGATTTTAATATATTAGATACAGGGTTCAGCGAAGATGTTGAAGACCATAAGAGCTATAACTTTATTAAATGCGATAATGGGCAGTTTGCCGCACAACCAAACAACAGATTAATTATTTTAGAGCCAAGCAGTAATCCTAAAGAACTTAAAATGCCAGATTTTAAAGTAGCGACACATCGATGGAGCGTTGAAACAGATCCTAAATGGGCTTTAGGAAATACTAATACAGTAATGTATGAAGATGTAAAACAATAAAAAGAAAGACACAATGAGTAAACAACAATATAACTTAAACACTAAAACAGATTATTTGAACAGAAAAATGTTTTTGGACCCGGAAGGTCCCGTAACCATTCAAAGATTTGAAGAAGTAAAATACAAAAAGATTGCAGACTTTGAAACAACGGCCCGTGGTTTCTTCTGGGTTCCAGAAGAAATTTCTCTAACCAAGGATGCCAATGATTTTAAAGATGCAAGCGATGCAGTAAAACATATCTTTACTAGTAATCTATTAAGACAAACCGCATTAGATAGCTTGCAAGGACGAGCACCTAGTCAAGTGTTTACACCAGTAGTATCATTGCCGGAACTAGAGGCATTGATTTATAACTGGAGTTTCTTTGAGACTAACATTCATAGTCGTAGCTATAGTCACATCATTCGTAACATTTATAACGTACCTAAAGAAGTATTCAATACTATCCATGATACAAAAGAGATTGTAGACATGGCAAGCAGTGTCGGTCTTTACTATGATGAGTTACATAAGATGAACTGTAAGAAAGAATTAGGCTTTGAGTTAGAGTCAGAAAAATCTCACATCAAAGCAATATACATGGCGTTACATGCTAGTTATGCATTAGAAGCATTCCGCTTTATGGTATCATTCGCTACAAGTTTAGCAATGGTTGAGAACAAAATCTTTATTGGTAATGGTAACATTATCAGTTTAATTCTCCAAGATGAATTGTTACATAAAGGCTGGACTGCTTACCTTATTAACCAAGTAGTTAAAGAAGATAGTCGTTTTGCACAAGTAAAATCAGAATGTGAAGCCGAAGTCTATCAACTGTACATGGATGTTATACGTGAAGAAAAAGATTGGGCTGATTACTTGTTTAAGATGGGTCCAGTTATTGGATTGAATGCCGCAGTATTAAAAGACTTTGTTGATTATACTGCTGTTGGTGCATTGAAAGAGATCGGGATAAGATATAATAATCCTGCGCCAAAAAGTACACCTATCCCATGGTTCACTAAACACAGTGACACTAGTAAGAAACAGTCTGCATTGCAGGAAACTGAATCAACAAATTACGTTATAGGAATAATGAGTGAATCATTAAACTATGATGACTTACCGAATATTTAAGGAGAACAAGAATGAGAGCAATTATATGGAGTAAATATCACTGCCCTTATTGTGACCAAGCAAAAGCTTTGTTACATCAAAAGGGTATTCCGTTTGAAGAAAAGAAAATTGGAGACGGATATACTAAAGAAGAATTATTAGAAGCAGTACCAACTGCCAGAACAGTACCACAAATCTTTTTAGATGATGAATTGATTGGTGGTTTTACAGAATTAAAAGCAAAACTAACAGAAAGTATCTAATGCAAATATCAATCACACCTAACACAGTATATACATTTAAGCTAAATTCCGGAGAAGAATTAATTGCAAAAGTAATTCAAGCCGGTGGAGAATTCATTGTTATTGAAGAACCAGTATCTATTGCTCCTACACAACAGGGTATGCAAATGATTCCTAGCATTTTTACTGCAAATCCGAAGGGTGAATTTAAGCTAAATACTAATAATATTGCATTATATGCAGAGACCGATGATAGTATTAAAATGAAGTATTTAGAAGCAACTACTGGTATTAAAGTACCAGATAAGAAAATCGTATTGGGATAAAATGGCACAATTAAGTCGTGTGGGAGATGCAAATCAAGAGGGCGGAACAATAATTCGTGGCGCCGATACTGTATTTGCTAATGGAATTAAAGTAGGATTACATGTTAGTTCTATAACACCACACGCTCCATGGGCCAGAAGACCTCATCCGCCTCACAAAGCGGCAACAACTACGGATGGTAGTCCAACTGTATTTTGTGAAGGTGTACCAGTACTTAGAGTAGGGTCAGGAAACAGTTGCGGTCATAGTATCGTACAAGGTAGTCCTGATGTGTTTGTGCCATGAGCAATACAGGAAAACAAAGCCCGTTAGGTGTTAACGCATTAAGTTCATTATTACAAAATATTGGATTTAATATCAATCCTATTATGATTGATTATGTAGGTAGCAGTAACAGCGTTACACAATATGATCCTGGTAGCATCATTACTATTACTAGTTTATTTCCCCTAACATATGCTATTAAAGATGCATATACTAGAGGTGTACCTAATGGTGGAACAAGAGTATCTGATGCAGTATATGACAGCTTAATTACCATAGGATCAACAAGTATACCTGCATTAGGAAATACTCCACCTTCAAGTTATAATTGGAATGGATATCCTAATTGGGTTTATGATACAACTAGTCCAACACCATTGCCTAATTATAATCATACTAATCCAGTAACTCAATGGGGTTATACTAGATTGTTTGCATTACAAGCATACAATGAATTTAATTACAATGGTGGTTATGCATTAAATCAATATAAAGATTTCCTATCTGGATTCATGTCAAATTATAGTTTTATTGAATATAGCAATGATGCTATTCTAGCAGTAAACAATTCACAAGAATTTTTAGATGGTACATATAGCAATATGGACGATCTAATTACAGGTGACATTACCGGTGTAAGTGTAGCAACTACTATATTTGGTCAAGATTTAATTACTAGCGGTAAAGCAATTAATCTACAATCTATTGCTACATTTGGATTACCTAGTAATCTATTAATGACATTACAAAAAAACAATGCATTAACTAAATCCGTAAGTCTTGCACTAATTGCTAGTGGTATAACAGTATCAGAATTAAATGATATAATATCCCTAGCCGAACCTATAAGTAAAGAACAAGAACGTAAGATATACGGTGCATTTGGTATTATATTGGGTCAAGATTTAAAAGATATATTAGTATCATTAAATTGTAAAACAGCTGGAATAGAATCATTAGCAGATTTATTGAATCCTATAAAGTTATTCCCTAATAGTTATCAAACATTAACTGTGCCGGTCTACAATACAGTTGGTGGACCAGCAAATAGTAAAATATATTATCCTATATATGTCAATGAAGGATTGAATAGTCAGTTAAGAGAACCTACAGTAGTACAACAAACTGGAGTAGTAAATTAATGGCTGGCTTTTTTCAAAACCTTAGAGTAGCATCAGAACGTAGTACATTAGATGATATGGGTGCACCTGCAAGTAATGCATATGCAACCAACAGTACAGAAACTACTGCCAACGTAGCAACTGAAGATACAACAGTTGCATCACCTACTCCATTAACAATACAACCCATACCACAAGGATTTGGTGCATATTTAGATGGTATATTACCACCTGACATTGCTAAAGCAGCCGGTGCATTTAGTGTAACAATGCAACAGATTAAAAACATATCAAGTATACCAATTGAAAAGTTTGCACAAGTAGTTAATAGTTTAGAAACAACTAAAGGATTAAATGTTAACGGTTCTAGTGTTCCAACTGATACATCATTAGCAAGTCAGGGGTTAGCATTAATTGCATTAGGCAATGGACCATATGGTACATATACTATGAGTAATTTCTTAGGATGTATGAGTGGATTACCTTATCTTGGTATTAATATTCGTCAGCTTATACAACAGTTAGAAACACCCACACTATATGATATATATAGAAATTTATACTTAGCAGTTACATGGGAACAAGCAGGTGACCTTATAGTAACCTACAATAATGATGGGTTTGGCAACTATACGTTCGTAAGTGTAGCATTGCCGACAAATCGTGGCGGTGGTTATGGAAGAGAAAATATTGCACCTGTAGTAACTATAGCAGGAGCAACAGGTGCATTGACAATAGGCACAGATCCAAATAATTTATCTACGTACGGTAAAATTACAGGTAGTACATTTAGTGCATCTGGTACAACTAGTTCTCCAACTACGACAGTTACTATACCCGAACCTACTACTATACATGGATCATCAGGGTGGAGTCCTGGAATGAATAATGCTATAACCTATTATATAGGTTTAGCTAATACAGAAATAGTAAATATAAAAAATAGTCAACCAGCAAGAGCGCAACAATTAATTACTAATTGGGAAAAGACTGGCACAATATTATCAATTGAACAACGTGCAATTGCTACCGGAATGTCTCTACAAGTACCATTAGCTGATCCAGTAGAGGACAGAGAACCAACATTAGCTGGATATCCTACAACACAATATTCTTTTGTAGATAGTATCCCCAGATATGCAAAGTTTACACAGCCACATATGTATTCACAAACATTAGAAGCTATCAGTAATTTAAATACGGTTGGTGGCAGAAGTATTGTAGCTATGTTACGTGAAGCACGTAATCAAGCTAGATTACAAGAAGCTGGTATACCATTAGATAACAATATAGAAAATAAATTAACTAATGCACAAGAAGCACAATTAATTGCTAATGGTATATTACCTAATTCAGTTCCTGCAGGTGACGGAACTTTTGTTGATACTGTACCAGCTTCATTACAAACTGAATTGGGAGTTCCTGATCCGTACGGATATTATGATCCAACAACTGATAATTATTATAATACTAATCCTAATTATGAAGGTAATGGTGAAGCGATAGATACTGGCCAGGCAATTGAACCGGGTAGTTTTGCCGGTTCTAGATATAGAAGTTTAATACCACCTGAACTAAGTTCAGTATACGCTTCAGATGTACTATTACCTTCAACATATTCTATACAAGAAGCAATAGACGAAGTAATTCGTTGCAATTGCGATTGCTGGGATAACATTTAAATTCCATAGCTTAATAAGCAGAAAGGGTGTATTATGAAACTTAGCCAACCTTTAAAAATTATAATAACATTTATATTGATTACATTACTAGCTATATTTGGAACTGTGAATGATGTGATAGAGCCTGATCCTATTGTAGAAGAACCTAAAGTTGCAAAAACAGTAGATCCTAAACAATTAGCATGTATGGCTAAGAATATATTTTATGAAGCCGGCAATGAATCAATAAACGGACAGGCAGCAGTAGCACGTGTAGTAATGAATAGAATTGCATCTGGATTCGGCAACAATCCGTGCGCTGTAATATATCAAGCTATACATGTGGATAAACTCGTAGATGATGAATTACAAAAAGTCAAAGTATGTCAGTTTAGTTGGGTATGTGAGGGTAAAGCAGAACCTAATAAAAACAGTAATAGATATAAACAAGCAGAACAAATAGCATATGATGTGTTAGCGTATGACGCATATAGTGAAGTAGTACCCAAATCTGCATTATTCTTTCATAACTTACAAGTAGATCCGTTATGGCCGTATAAACAAGTAGCAAAGATAGGCAATCATATATTTTATAGTAGAGCTAAAAAACCTGCCCAAAAGACTGTTACTACTGCAGAAAATAATATATAATAACTGATGAGTGACAAACCAAATTCAGCAAATGGTGTTAGTAGCTATGATTCCACTAGTTCCGGATCACTGATACATTTCTTTAATCGTAATGTAACACCATATGCTACAGAAAGTAGTGGACCTAAATTTGATTTAGTTCCAGTTGAGAAGCATAAAGATATTATGCTTAACGTTGCAAGATTGCATGCCAAGCAAGAGTATGATAGAATTATGGAACTTGTAGAAGTATTACAGAAGCAAGCAGAACAAATCAAACATAGATTAGACTTGACCGATATGGTTCATGCCGCTAAATATGACTTTCAGTTAGCAAATGGTAATATCTATTGGTTATTATATGACCACAGAAAACAATTTACTAGACTGAGTATCAATGGACCTAATGATTGGTCAAGCAGTGCTCCCACTGAATATGAATATTTGTGTAAAGTAAAATGGTTAGGTGACCACACTTGGATAGAGGTAGAAGATGATAAGTAAAAGTCCAAAACGTCATACTTTTCAAGCCGAACAGTATGTAAAACGCTGTGAAGAAAAAGGTGAAGAACCTAGGGAAGATTATTTAAATATCTATAAGTCTGCGAAACAACAGGATGAAGAAAATATTGCAAATCCTGATTGGCAAAAAGATAATATGGAGTATGACCTGCGTAGTACTCAATGGATCATTGACAAAGTTAAAGGTGATGAAGTATATGCACAAAATTTGTATGCCTCTATGTGTAACAATGATTTTACTAAGAATGATGTATGGCCTATACTAACTGAGAAAAAATGGAGTTGTAGTTGGAGACATGCCGGTGGTATTATTGCTGATATGCAAGAGAAGGGCGACTACATTGACTGGTACTGCAGTGGTATCAGAGATAGTAAGATATTAGATGACGATGAATTCCGAGCACTAACCAAAGAACAACAAGAATACTATATACAAAGTAAGAAGTTTGTCCCTGAAAGTTGTGTAACTGATGAGATAAGAGAAGATTTGTTAAAGTTGGGTTGGATTGTAGTAGAAGATGAAAAATATGATGTATAAATACATTACATACAAGGAGTATATATTATGTTAGAAACGTTATTTTGGTTAGCACTAGGTGCATTTATTGGTTGGAATTTCCCTCAACCTGAGTTCGCAAAGAATATACAAGCAAAAATATTAACTATCTTTAAAAAGGATTAATAACCCTCACAAACGGGCGCACCTAGATAAATAGTTATATGAAAAATAAATATGGCTTATTAATATGTTGCTCGCATTGTGGAATTGAGTTTGTAACTAAACCTAGATTTTTAGAGTTTTGTTCAACTCCTTGCAAAAACCCGATAAATCGTGTAGGTAATATACCTTGGAACAAGGGTATAAAAATGACACTTGACCAAAAGTCTAAACTAAACACAGAAGGTCTTAAAAAAGGTCATGGATGGAACAAGGGGAAAGATAATCCGACACAAAAAGAAAAATGGACCGGCTCATCAAACCCAAACTGGGAAGGTAAAATAAACAATAAAAGGCCTAAAAAACAGATAAATGATGAATTAGTTAAATACAAGAGAGAATGCAGGAAGGCAACTCGCCGGTCTCTATATAGACTTAGAAAGCAAAATTTAATGCCAGTAACTGGCAAAAGAAAAACAGATATTCAATTAGATCATATCATACCTTTTAAACAGGGATATGAACTTAAAATTGATCCTATGATTATAGGACATCTATGTAATTTAAGATTTATAACAGGTGAAGAAAACAGAAAGAAATGGGACACGTTTCAATCTGAGGAAATAGTTAATAATATATTGGAGAACTATAATGGCATATTCAGATAAAGTGTTGGATCACTATAATAACCCCCGTAATACGGGAACATTTGATAAGGAGGACACGCACGTTGGGACTGGTATGGTAGGAGCCCCGGCGTGTGGTTAGTTAGGTGATGTAATGAAACTCCAAATAAAAGTAGATAAAGAAACAGGAATTATAACAGATGCCAAATTTAAAACATATGGGTGTGGGTCGGCAATTGCTTCTTCAAGTCTTGTCACAGACTGGGTCAAGGGTAAAACATTGGATGAAGCAACATCCATTAAAAACTCCAGTATTGCCGACGAACTCAGCCTCCCCCCAGTCAAAATCCACTGCAGTATCCTCGCCGAAGACGCCATCAAAGCCGCAGTAGAAGATTATAGAAAGAGATATAATGGCCAATGAATTAGCAAAATTTTTAAACTCGCAACGCCGATATCGGGACGAGACCGCAGTTAAGAAACAAGTTAAGATAGCAAAAGCACATGGATTAACACACAAAGATAAAGCAATCAAAGAGCCACACCGTTTAGCAAAACATCATGTTATGGATTGTGGTAACAAAGAATGTTATATATGTGGTAACCCACGTAAAACACATAAAGATACCTTAACTGCACAAGAGAAACGATTGTTTCAGGATGTTGAAAAAATAACAGATAAACACAGTAATGGTTTAAAACCCACAGAAGATTGACTTACACACAAGGAGAAACTATGTCAGAAACTATAACTAGCCTACAAGGGGCACTAGCCGGTGAAAGCCAGGCACATATCAAATATCGATATTTTGCAAAGATTGCACGTGCTGAAGGATATGAAGATATTGCAAAACACTTTGAGCATACAGCAGACCAAGAACTACATCATGCATGGGGTCATTTAGAATTGCTTATTAAGAAACCAGATACTAAACAATGTTTAGAAATGGCTATTGAAGGTGAGACTTATGAGTTTGAAGTGATGTATCCTGAGTTCCGTGAAATTGCTGAATTTGAAGGCAATTTAAATGCGGCCAAAGAAGCACAACATCAGATTGAAGAATCACAGCGTCATGCTAGTGAATTCCAAGCAATATTAAATAAAGCTGAAAAACGTTTTGCGGCTCTTGCTAAAGTAGAGAAACGTCATGCAGAAGCATATCAAGCTAAATTGGATGAATTAAAATTGAATGAATTAAGTTTAGTGGAGGCTAAATTATGGACCATGTATGTGTAATTTGTGGACATGTTCACGATGAAGAAACAGAAGGTAAATGGGATGATCTACCAGAAGATTTTCCTTGTCCAGAATGCGGCGGCTTCAAAGCTGATTACGAAACATTGTAAGACCACGATAATAACAGGAGTATAATGTGTTACTTAAAGGAATACAATGATAATACATGAAATACATGATTTGTCTAATACTCCTGTTGTTGATTTGCTTAAAAAAGGGTTAAGTAATATAAAAGATGAAACCTATCTAAAAAACTATCATCCGGATTACATAGATGTTCCGGGAAACGTTTTTAATATATTAAAACAAGGTAGATATATAACTGGTAAATATTATATCCTGGTAGAGGATGATAAGTTCTTATGTAGTGGTGGTTGGAACGAATATGAAAATGATATTGCGTTAATGTTAACACGATTGTATATAGTACCTGAACATAGAGCAAAATATCATGCAGGTAACTATATATTACCTAGGGCTTTAGAAGAAGTTAAACGATATAAACATGTTTGGATAACATGTAATGAATATAACAAAGCAATATATCATTGGTTTGATAGAGCTAATAAAGGTAAACGTACTGGATTATTCAATGACTGGCCTGACATATATAGAAAATTTGTCCCTATAGGAAAGAAAGATATATACTACACTGAGCAATATGTAGCAGAGTATCAACCAAATGACTAATAGTAAAAATCCATTAAGTATTCTTTATCTCATTTTTCTTCCACTTCATGTGGGAGTTTTACTTATGCCCTTTATAACTAGTTTTACATGGTTACATGTATTATATTTTCTAATGGGATATATATTGATATCTGGATTAGGAAACAATGTAGGTTTACATAGATGGGCCGGACATAAGTCTATTGAGTTAGGTACATATTCAAAGAATATTGTATTGTATTTTAGTATAATGGCATGTCAAGGTCATCCTATATGGTGGGCATCAGTGCATCGTGGCCTACATCATAAATTCTCAGATACAGATAAAGACTCACACAGTCCAATTCACGGTAAATGGCATGCGTTTTTTGGATGGGAAATAAAACATGACCCCAGCAATGTTAATTATAAGTATGCAGTTGACTTATTGCGTGATCCTTTACTAGTAAAAACAAGTAAGTATTATGAAGTAATTATTATAACGTCTTGGATCATAGTGGGGTTAATTAGTGTTGATTTGTTATTATGGATGTTTATATTACCAACCGTATTAGCATTACATTTAGAAGGTATGGTCAATTTATTCTGTCATTCTAATTACGGCTACAGAAATTTTGAAACAAAAGATAATTCACGCAATGTGTTCTTACTTGGATTGTTAAATTGGGGCAATGGTTGGCACAATAACCATCATTATAATCAAGCTAGTTATGATTTTGGTAACAATATTTCTAAAAAATGGTATGAATTTGACCCTTGTAGAATTTTTATACCTATTCTTAAATTTTAAAATCAGTGAAAGACTAACTAAATGAAAATATTAGATAAATTTAAAAATTTTAACTATACATACTATGATAATTGTGAAAAACTAGAAACAGAATATAATAGAATGTTTAATATAATTAAATATAGCGGTCATTCAGTAGGATCAAATGACCACTGGCCATTAGATGCCGGCATCTTGTTAGAAAATGATGATGAGGTTATTGCAGGAGCATTTTTTAATTTTAATAAATTTAAAAGTTCTATTTTAATACTTGTTATTTTCGTAGAAGAAGAACATAGAAAAAATGGTATCTATACAAAAATGCATTCATTGATTGATGATGTGGGTAATCAAGAAAATCGTCATACTGTATATTCATATATACATTCTGCAAATGATTTAATGCAACAACATATTGCAAAAAGTATAGGATATAAAACAGTTATGAATTTAGTAAGTCGTCCTATTAATAAAGTTTAACTTAATTTCCAATTAAATGTTGTTTTTGTATATCAGATATATAAAAATCAAAAATTACATACAAAAACACATCAGTATAAATATAAGATGTTCCTGTCGCATAAAGCATCCATACTACCTAACTCTTATCAAGTATTAGAGCAATTTGACAAAGAAAAAGTCCTTATAAATTCTGACGAGATTAGTTTGGTTTCAAATATTTGTCCACACCAACAAAGTTTAATTTCAACTAAACATGGTGTAGGTAATCGTGTATGTCCATATCATAATTGGTCTTTTACCTTAGAAGGATACCCTATTACATCTGGAAGAACTGAACAATATTGTAAAAATTTACAACCTTTAGAAACAGATAAAGTACATGAGTGGAACAGTTTGTTGTTTACTACTCAAGTAGATTTTGATATTACTCATAAATTTGATAATATGGTACTAATGGAAAATCGTATTGATGTTGTAAAAGCAAATTACAAAAATGTCATGGATTTGTTTTTAGATGTAGACCATATTCAAACTGTGCATTCAGGTATATATGACATGATCGGTATTACTGATACTGATGTTGAATGGAAATACTATAAGAATGGTAGTGTGCAAACAGTTGCTCAAGGTGCAGTATGGTCAGCAGTATATCCATACACAATGATTGAATGGCAACAAGGATCATTGTTTGTAACTGTAGCATTACCTGACGGAGATAATTCAACCGTTCACGTTTATAAGTATATGGACCGAGATAGTTCTTCTACCTGGAAACTAAATGAACATGTATGGGAAACAGCGTGGGCACAAGATAAAAAACAAGCAGAATTAATTACTAGATTCCCCGAACATAACCTAGAATCTTCAAAATTACATTATAGAGATTTTTTAAGAGAAAATGGAACTTACTAAAAATAATTATCTATTTGGTACCGGTACCGGTGATACCTGGCATGTAAACATAGACCCTCCTACACGTAAAGTAAAAACATATTTTGAAGAAACATTAGATGCAGTAGAATACGTTTATGCAAACAAAACAGGTAAGTTTCAAGTATTGTATAGTGGTGGTTTAGATAGTCAGTACGTTTGTGAAGTGTTATTGCATCTTAAGATGGACTTTGATCCGGTGATTATTGAACTCACCGATAATGACGGGAACGTATTGAATCAACATGACATTGTTTATGCATATGAATTCTGTAAAGCAAAAAACATAGATCCTGTCATTTTTAAGTTAAATTTTCATGAGTTTGTAAATTCTGGTAAGAACGTTGAGATAGCCGAGTCAGTATCATGTTGTTCATTTGCACTACCGGCTACTATGCATGTGGCCAGTCAATTAGATGGATTTACTTTATTAGGTAATGATCCGCCGTATATGCGGTATGAGAAAGACAGATACAACGGAATATGGGTATTAGAGGAGCTAGAATACATTCATGGCCTACAGAGATATTATAAAAAATATAATGTCAACGGTTGTCCCTTTTTACTATCTTATACCCCCGAAATGATGTTATCATTTTTGTTAGATCCAAGTATAGTTAAATTAGGGACAGGACAATTCCCGGGCAAAACAGGTAGCAACTCTACAAAGTCGTATGTCTTTAACAACGGTTCTAACTTCAAAATGCCAATATATGACTTTGTGACTAAAAACCGTATAAAGTTAACAGGCTACGAACAGATATATAATTCAGAAATTATGCAACACCCTAATATTAAAATTTTTGAAGAATTTACAAAAAAGTGGAATGGGGAATATTTAGAACCATATAGTGACGCAGTAAAAAGACTTTCAATCAATCAATGAATCAAGTCATGCAGGAACACATTATGAAAAAAATAGGATATGAGACACTAATGAAACTAGTAAAAAGAGAAATAAAATGAAATTAATTAATGAAAAAATGTACGTTGATCTGTCTGAATATCTAGATATGAGTTCGTTTGATGAATTAGAAGAACAAATTTCTTTTAACATAGCAAAAAATTCAAAATACATTGAGCCATCGTACACCCCACAATTTTCTTTGTTGAAGAACCATTTGCCTGGATTCCTAGAGGAAAGAGAAAAGTATAGAAATGATTATCCGGAATTTAGTATACCTGAATTAAATTGGTATACTAAACTTAAAGGTACTATAACTCTAGGCTCACAGTTGTTATTGAGGGGGAATAAAGGGTATCCTAAAACTTATCCCTATAAACATCTAAATGAACATAGTGTTAATTTATACCCATATCAAGATTTTAAATTTTTATTTGATTGGATAGAGCAACAAAAATGTTTTGATGAATATGGTAGAACAATGTTTTGGATTAATGAACCCAACCAAATAACAGCAACTCATACAGATTATGGTGATATCAATCTAGATAGGCGTGATATGTTTATATGGTTGACTGGTAAGTTCTCTAAGAAAATTCTACTTCAAGATGAACTAGGAACAGTACATGAAATTTCTGGCAGGGCAATGGTGTTCAACACAATTAATTGGCATTGTAGCAAAGGACATAGTGATTATGTTTCTTGGAGTCTGCGAATTGATGGTAAATTTAATACTGAATGGGCTAAACGTGTGGGCATTAGTGAATATTACGGATTATAAGAAATGAAAACAACATTAGACATTACTATTCCTAGCTGGATGTATCCTATGGAATTACATATTCTTTCGTCATTAGCCGGCTTTGTTCCTGAAAATGGTTCTATATTAGAAGTGGGTTGTTTCCTAGGTGGTTCAACTGCGGCTCTTTATAAAGGTAAAAAACCGTCTGTTAGTCTTGATGTAGTTGACAGTTTCAAGATGGTAAATTCTGAAAAGTTTTTTTATCTTTCTATTGAACAAATGAACTTTGTATCGGGTAGTATTGATATGTTTAACTCTGCAAAAGAAATTGCTAAGACCAGTGACTGGCATGAAGCTTTTAAGTTTTGTATAGGTGATGAAATATATAATAATTTAAATGTATACCCAATGCTCAGTAAAGATTTTGAAAAATCAAAGACATATAATCTCACCTTTATAGACGCATCGCATACATATGATGATATGATTTATGACATAGAGAAATTTCGTTCCGATTCTGAATTGTTAATTGGTGATGATTTTTATAGTAAATACCCCGGCGTGGCTACCGCACTGAGTGAAGCTAGACAAGCAAAGACACTTATAGTTTTTGAAAATACTAAACTATGGGCGCTAGTTCCTAAACAGGGATATTGGAAAGAGATATTTAAGAACAACAATATGTTGTTCTTGTAGACTACAGGTTGTACAACACATGAACACAAAATTAGGTTATTATAAAGTAGGACATCATATATTCTACAACAAATTACAGGCTATATTGTATGCTAATCCCACTAAGGCGGACATCACTTGGCATTTTAATAACGAAATTTTTGACAAGTATGATTGGACAATTGAGCCACCCGTGTCACTAGAGATGTTGTATGCAGAACGTGCTAGGCAAATCCGAGAACAGTTTGATTATGTTATTGTAATGGCTAGCGGCGGTGCTGACAGTACCAACGTTGTAAAAAGTTTTTTAAACAACAACATTCGCATAGATGAAATAGTTGCGGCCGCCCCTATTAGTGGATTAAAAAATTGGCAAGTAAATCTTAATGACAAATCCGCAAATAACACTATTACTGAAACTATAGTATCACAGTTACCTTTCTTAGATAGTATTTCTAAAACTCATCCTAACATTAAACTTTCTATACATGATTACTTTGAAGATATCTTAGAGATGAAAACAGATGAATGGATCTATGAGTCAGCCTCACACTGGATACATTTTTCAGGGGCTACTAGACATTCACTAGATAAGTTCACTCACATCAAAAATTTAGCAGAAGCAGGTAAAAAAATAGGAGTAGTATATGGCATTGATAAACCTATAATATGTAGGGGAGAGTCGGGAAACTTATATACCGTTGTTGCAGACCCTTTAGTAAACATTATATGCCCTCATTTTAAAGAAAAATATACTAACGTAGAGTCTATAATGTTTTATTATTCTCCTGATTTACCTGAGATAATGATTAAGCAAGCGCATGAAGTATGCCGTTGGAATTACAGACCCGAGAATGCTCACGTAAAAGCCATGTTATGGGACAGGTCTAAACCTCTTGCATTCAATGCTAGCGTTGAAAGGGGAAGCAATTGGCAACGTTCTATTATCCCGTGTATCTATCCTGCTTTTAAAGACTATCATAAAAACTGGCAAGCCCTTAAACAAGGTATGGGTTTCAAGGGTGGCTTTCAAATGGATGATTGGCTTATAAAGTTACATGGGAAAGAAAGAATTGTTCAACAGGTAGAGTCTGATTTAAATTTGTTTACTAGTAAAATAGATTCAAAGTATAAACATGATGAAAATGACGGGTTTGTCAGATTTTATCATTACTGGAGAATTGGGCATGAAAATAATTTTAAACCACACCCGGTTGAAGATATAAATATTGCTTCTACAGACATACTGTTTAAAACTTAACTTATAGAAAAAATGAAAAAATGAAAAAAATATTCACAATCTTGCTGATGATGTGCATTACAGCTTCAGCCTTCGCACAAAAAATTGTTCCAATATACTGGCCTTTCTCTCCAGCCAGTTCACAATCAAATATGGTTCGTGCGGTAATAGAGAGTGCAAATGCTCAACAAAACAAATATCAATTTGTGTTTCAAAATAGACCAGGCGCTGGAGGCGCAGTTGCCGCACTTGCCGTAAAAGATTCTAAAGAATTATCAGTACTAGCTACTACAAGTAGTTTTTATATTAGACCGTTACTATATAAAGATAGTCATCATACAGACGATTTTGAATTGGTTACTCCGTTTTGTAACGCACAGCCGCTAGCAATTTTTTCCAAAAAGATAAACAAATTATCTGATGTTCAACATCGTGATATAACAATTGGTGTCAATCCAGGTTCTATCACTTCATTAATAACAAGATCACTTAAACGTGAAAATCCTGAATTTAGCATAACCGAAGTACCTTATAAGGGAACACCTGAGGCAACAACTGATATGCTAGGAGGACACATTGATGGTAGCGTGGATTGGATGGGTCCCAGTGTCACTGCAAGATTTACTAATGATGTTAAAGTTGTAGGTGTGACAGGAACTCGCAACGTCAACGGTCACCAAACATTCCAATCACTAAAAATTAAAGGATTAGAGAATATCACTGTAGGTCACTATTTCTTTGTTAATAAAACAGTTGACGATGCTACTAGGCAAGAACTGCACAAGATATTAAGTGATGCACTAACTGAAAAACCTAAATCAATCTGTGAAATTGACTTTGGTCAATTAGTAAAGACTCCGTACAAACAATTAGATTCAGTGAATCAAACAAATAAAATTAATTGGGAAAAACTAACTGCAGGAATTCCTAAGGAATAAAGGCATAAATAGTATAAAATAAGGAAAATATTATGGCTCTAGAAATTACTCAAATTTTTATCAAACTTAGTGCAGACGTGCCATGGTTTATTGATACTTTGCCCGCATCCCACATTGAATATATAAGAGAAAAATATGTTGCTACTGGGAAACTGACAGGTGCAACTACAAGAGTTGATGATTTGACGTTAAAGCAAACGTTTATATTCACAACTTTAGAAGATCGGGAAGAGTTTATAAATGACCCATATATGCAAGAAAAAGCATCACAACGTGCTGTCTATAATGACGAGAATCAAATATATTTGATTGATGATTCATTGAATGCTGAATAATCATCACTTCTCGGGTGATAGACTATAACACCCGACGATATTATATATCCAATGTGCCTTTGTAATCGTCGTATCCGAGTTTTCTAAGTTGTTCAACTCTGTACTTTTGATCTAAGACAAACAATCGCACTAGTAGATCATAGGATTGTGTAGGTGATCTGTATGCATCAAACAATGGTATTCCAGAAGTTTCTCCTTTAGGAATTATTAACTCATCGTAGCAATTATACCTATTCAATAGGGTGCTGTGTTTGCACATAATTTTATATCGTATGTTATGTGCAGACTCTTTATTTAAAGACCAGAATTTATAGTATCCTTTAGACTCCATTAGACTCATTATCATGTCTAGTGCAGGTGCAATAATAGGAGCAGTTTTATTGTAGTGATTGTGCTGTGCTACACTACTAAGACCATTCCAACGCCATGCAAGTAATTGAGGAACTTCAAACGCTTGATAGGATGCTATCGGTTTACTTTCGTCATCAAACACTACCGCAACGTGCATCAGACCTTCTATCATTTTCTGTTTGGTAGTGCTAATGATCTTTTCCTGCGAATCTTCTGTAATTACTGTCCCTAATGCGCTGCGGCCAACGGCGTACGTGACACGTAAGTAATCAATTTCGTCTGGGGTGATAAATCTTGTAGTGTTCATAGTATCAAACATTTAAAGAATTGATATAGTCATATAATTTTTGCACAGTGTCTAGTTCTTCGGCGATTTCTTCTGGGACTTCTATACCATACTTATCTTCTAGAATCAGTACCAGTTCAATGATATCTAAACTGTCACCTTTAAAGTCTTTTATAAACGAACTATCGTTTTTAACTTCATCTTCACTTATTCTGTAATGTTTAGCTATAATAGCTCTTACTTTATTTTCTGCATCTTTCATTTTGTTTTACTCTTTTCTATTAACGGAATGAACCATTTTGCTGTATCAAATTCGCCTTTTTTATGAGCATGATTATAATTGCCTGGCTGAGCATGATGATTATTATGAAGGCCGTGCCCTAGTGTAATCCAGTTAAGCCAGGTGATATTTTGACTATTGTCTCTACCCTGGTAGTTCTGATAACTCCATTTGTGTTTGTAGTGACCGAATGTATTGGCTATAGACAGCAAATGAAACTCTAGAACTGTGGCAGCACTGACAATGAACACTGCAAGTCTCCAATCTATTAACGCTAACAGCAACCAGCATGCCCAATAAATTTTATAGTTATGATTATGAAAAACTTTAAGATATGGGTCTTTCATCATGTCTTTAACAGCCCATATTTTGTCTTTGGCCAGGTCAAATTTGTGGTTCTGCCATAATAGATAGCTCCACCAAAGACCTTTTATAGGTGAATGCGGATCTAATTCTGTATCGCTATGCGGATGATGATATCCTACGTGTATAACTTTCACGTTCATTGCACTGCCAGCACCTGACAATAAACCGAAAAATGCGCCCAATCTAGCTATCCAGGTATATGTCTCAAAAGATTTATGACAATAGTATCTGTGAACAAAGATACCATATCCTATATGGCCGAATAGAAACCATGCAGGGTATATTATCATTAACCAGAGCCAATTGGTAGCACCAGTGAACACAGATGCTATACCAACCAACGTCAAAATGTGTGCTGGTATGGTAACCCGTCTGAGATTCGCCCCCAAGCTATTCCAAAAATTTAATATTTTCATTATATTCACCGCAGTTGTTTAAAATTGATTTTCGTATTTTTTTACGTGTTCAAAAAATGGAGCAAGTTTAAAATCCTGAGTTAGCCTACCTCGTCTATCATTGCCTGGATCCGGAAAGTCACTATCTTCAGGACTCCAGTCTGTAATTTTAATCCAACTGGTAGTATACTTTTTATCAGCTTCAACAGGAAAAAATATTACATTTTTTTCTCGGCATCCGTTAATTTCAGTTTGTGTCAGCGCCCATTCTTTATCTATGCCTAATTGATTACACACTAATGTAACCATTTCATCCCACGTCCAGTTTTGGTGTTTCTCTAAACTATAGCGTCCTACTTGTCCTACATTCCTAAATCGAAGAATTGCTTTACCTTGTGATTCTTTGACTAGTTCGTAAAGTCTCTTAGGTGTATTATCGTTTACACCTTTTTGTAAGATAACACCAACGTTAACATTCATTTTTACATCTAGACATGCCTTAAGTGCTGTGACTTTTCTTTCAGCCCATGACCCACCACCATCCATAATTTTGTAGATAGAGTTGTCGTCTGCACCATTCATACTAATATATATACTACGCATACCTGCGTCTGCTAATTCTCTAGCATAACCTGGCCTAGCTAGCATCAGGCCATTTGTCATCATTGTAGGGCGATGCCCCAGGCGTTTAATGTTATCTACTATTTCAATTAAGTCTGATCTTACTGTAGGTTCACCGCCTATTAGTCTAATCTCAGCCTTGTTAGGTAGTTGTGCTAGAACTTCATATAACTTAGTTACATCTAAGTCCGGGACCGTTCTTATGTGTGCATAACAGTTGGCACATTCCATATTACATTTGTGAGTGACGTCGACAAAGATGCTATAGAAGTGATTGTCTTTGGGTTCTAATTCGTAATAAGTGTCTATCATACAGTTATTTATCGTTACTTTTAAGGCTGATAATAATTGAATTACGGGCAAACAAGAATTGACCTTGATTCTGATATAGTGTATAATTTGTGAATGTCTAATATTTTAAAATATACTTTGTTATTAACTGGTCTATGTAGTAATCATGTTGGGTTGTGATATCGTTAAGGTTTCTAGATTCAAAAATAATTTATCTAAACTAGCCAATAAAATACTATCTGAATCTGAAATAGTTGAGTTCAACAAAGCAACAAACAAAATACAATATATTGCAGGAAGATGGGCTGCCAAAGAAGCCATATTCAAAGCAACCGGTCACCGAAGAATGACTATACTAAACAGTACTACAGGAAGTCCATATGTAGTAAACAACTCTAATATTAAAATTAGCATTAGCCATGAAAAAGAATACGCAATTGCAGTTGCGTTACTGATTTACCTATAATAAAATAAAAAAGTTGACATCAATTCCTATCTATGCTATACTTCAGCATGAATTGAGAAAAGGTGTTTAATCGCACTAATTTACAACCAGGACTAAATAAAAGACTATGATGAATAAAACTTGTAAAACGCTAAAGCACATGGGACAATGGCAGTCATTAGCCAGTGTATCCTTTGTACCAGCATATCCAACAAGTATTCGTGGCTCAAATGATAACCAAGAAAGAAGCCCGGGGACTAGGTAACAAGTTAACATCATAACGAATTTATCTAACCCCTGGGAAACTAAGAAGTCTCAGGGGTTTTTGCTTTTACAGAGAGGAATTTGACAATAAATGGACAAAGAGATACAATACAACACTTCTGAAGCAAAGCATGATTGGTTTAACAAACATGTTTTGACTAGGGAACAAGTAGCACAGTTGATAGAGGATAAATTTCAACGTGCTAAAGTCTATCATGAGGCTACTAAGAAGGTTAACCAACTAACTTATACTGATTGATAGATAGCGTGAATAGGCAACGAGAGCCGTAATACAGCGCAAAATGTATAGAATGGGCGGACAGTATACATGAAAGCATGGTGACAACATGTTAGTAAGACTACTGGGTAGGGTATTGACCCTATCATGTCGTGTAGTAATACACGGCATTCTAAAGCACACATAGTGGAAAATAAGGCCAAGAGGGCAACCCTGTTGACTAGGGTGAACTATGTGTGCTTTAGAATGCGACCGTAACTCAGTGGATTAGAGTACCTGTCTACGAAATAGGGAGTCGGAGGTTCAAGTCCTTCCGGTCGCACCAATATATAGGACCATAGCTCAGTAGGTAGAGCAGCGGACTTTTAATCCGTTGGTCGGGCGTTCGAACCGCCCTGGTCCTACCACATAATATGGAAACGTGGCAGAGCCCGGTTTAATGCACCTGACTTGAAATCAGACGGATCAGCAATGGTCCCGTGAGTTCGAATCTCACCGTTTCTACCAATGGTGCTTGTCGTCAAGCGGTTAAGACCTCGGATTGTGATTCCGATATGCGTGGGTTCAAATCCCATCAAGCACCCCATGGATGTATAGCACAGTGGTAGTGCAACTCCTTCATACGGAGTAGGTCAGTAGTTCAAATCTACTTACATCCACCAATTCACCGCTATAGCTCAGTGGTAGAGCACCGCCTTGATAAGGCGTAGGTCCCTGGTTCAAATCTAGGTGGCGGTACCAATTCTGTTATCGTAGATAACAACTCATTATAGTTAGAAGGTTTAGGAACAATATAATAACCTGCATCAGTCATCTCAGGTAAGTCTTCGTAATATAGGTCTAAATCAAAATTAATAGGTGCTGAGTTTAATTTATAATTTGCGTATTTAATATATAAAATATTTTGTTTGATTTTTGCTATATCAATGTTAAGAGTGTCAACTAAATTTAATTGATTTGTGTTTCTAAAATGCCACTTAAAACCTCTTTCAGTTGCAATGTAAAAACTTGCAATTTGTTCAACAATATTTTTTCGTCTAATTCTTATTTTATATGCATTTTCAATAAGATAATTGGTTATATCACTTCTGTATCTATTCAAATGTATATAATGAAATTTAAGAATAAAGTTTTTTGACTGAGAGAAATAATCGTAAAAGTCAGTCATTTCCTTACCGCCTGTGTAATCAGGTTCTTTAAAGTAAGGTACGTCATACAAAGTTTGTAAATATGAACCTAACACTGAACTTCCTGTTCTAGGAGATGAAATAATTAAGATTGGGGTTTTTGTAATGTTAAACATCAATTATTTAGCAAGATTATTGGGGGTTAGTTAAATGGCATAACATCGGATTTTGATTCCGAGATCACAAGTTCGATTCTTGTACCCTCTGCCAGTTATGGGATAGACGATAGGTTTGAGTCCCTGTCAATCTAGTCACAGTGGGGTTACTGTGATGACACTATAGTATGATTGATAGGTGTATAAACTTGCCTATACGAGACAATCTAACGAGGCTTATTAACACTAAGATAGTTAGGCTCCCTCTTTTATCGGGTCCTTAGTTCAATGGATAGAATACGATGCTTCGAACTTCGGGATGTGGGTTCAATTCCTGCAGGACCCACCACTCGGCATTAAATACAATTAGTGATAATAACAGAAAAGGAGTACTACATGGCTGTTCTAGCACTAGATATCTCGGGCGTTCCCCGGCAATGGATATCAAATGATGACGCAATTACCTATAAAGCAAAAGATGCCATCGCATGGTCAATGGGGAATATTGTGGCTAAATACCGCGGTGGCATACAAAATGATGGTACATTAAGTTACTTAGAAGCATCTAGTATCATTGCCATCAAAGGTCATGGATTCAATCCATACAAACACTCATGTGTTGCATTAACTAATAAAACATTGTTTGGTCGTGACCGTCATGTATGTGCTTATTGCGGCGAACAGTTTCCAAACTATCATCTATTAAGTCGTGACCACATTGTTCCACGTAGCAAAGGTGGTGAAAACACTTGGATGAACGTTGTTACAGCTTGTAAAGATTGTAACAGTAAAAAAGGACATAAGAGTTTAAAGGAAGTACGCATGGAATTACTATACGCACCTTATGTCCCAAATCACTACGAAAATATGATTCTACAACATAGAACAATACTTGCTGACCAAATGGAATATTTGTTAGCAGGTGTTCCAAAACATAGTAGAATTTTATTAAGTTAGTGTTTAATACTATTAAATAAAAGTCGCCCTTATAGCTCAGTGGTAGAGCAGCGCCCTTGTAAGGCGAAGGTCCCGTGTTCAAGTCATGGTGGGGGCACCAAAATTATTCTCCTATAGCTCAGTCGGTAGAGCGTTTGACTGTTAATCAAAATGTCCGTGGTTCGAGCCCACGTAGGGGAGCCAAATTTATGCATAAAATAAAAATATTCAGTCATATCATTGATACACCAGATAGTTTGATGATTTTTAATCATCAATTTTCTTTGCTTAAAGAAACTGGTTTGTTAGAATTAGCAGATAAAATATATCTATGTGTTAATGGTAAGCTGGCTATATTTAATACAATACAAGAACTAGCAAATCAATATCATAATGTAGAAATGGTACATACTAGTAATAGTATTGAACACTATGAATATCCTACATTAAAATTTCTTAAAGAAACTATTGATAATGATAGTGATTCTTATATTTTGTATTTTCATGTTAAAGGTGCTAGCAAAAATAACGTTAAACCAATACACGACTGGCGGTTTCTATTAGAGTACTATAATATAGTAAACTATAAAAAATGTATAGAGCTATTAGACACCGGTTATTGTACTGTTGGTATATTGTATAGCGAAGGAATGATTAGTCAATGGCCTCATTATAGTGGAAACTTTTGGTGGGCTAACTCTAATCATATTAAAAAATTACCCAAACTACCTCACAAAAATGAATCTATTATAGGGGAAGTTAGTACAATTAGTAAAATGATGTATATATCTGATTACTTTAGATATGACCATGAAGCTTGGATAGGATGCATTCAACCATGGAATTATGTATCATTGTTTCAGGGTGACATTGAAAGAGAAGTTATTAGGATTACAAATACATGACAGAATCAAACATACCCTTTTATCATTTGATAATTGATAATTTCTTTGAACAAGAAATGGCAGAAAAATTGTCAGACGAATTTATTGATTATAATGATGAACGTTGGTTTTATTACAACAATGTGATTGAAAATAAAAAAACGTTGAATGATTGGAGATTTTTACCTAAACATGTATATCAAGCATTTACTCAGTTTTGCTCAGATGAGTTTGTTAAAAAACTACAGGATATGACTGGTATACAAAAATTGTATCCTGATTATGGATTGCATGGTGGTGGCTGTCATATGCATGGTAGAAACGGCAAACTTAATATACATAGAGATTATTCTGTACACCCTAAATTAGGATTAGAACGCAAGTTAAATCT